CATGTTAGAGAATACTTTGAGAAACAAAGCATCGGTATCTCCAGTATTATTTGCTTGTCCTAATCTTGTAGGATCATATACGTCTGACATAATATTTTATGTACCTTTCTTTTTATTTTTTAGTGTTTGTTGTTTTATTTTCTGTTATAAACAACGCACCCCAAGAAACTAAAAGACCTATATGTAGATTGTTCTTTGATGTTAGTTATCCCTCGCAAGGGGCTGCACTCGAAACAAACCTCTATTTGGTTTATTTGTGTTCTTTGTTGTGTGTTGAAATCTTTTTATCTCCTGATGTGTTCCAATTCATTCACGTACTTTAGGATCTCTGCTATGGTTTCCTTTTCGGGATCGGTGAACGAATGGACTTTCAGTTTCGAGAGAAAATGGGGAATCTTGCTCTGAGGTGGCTGTATCGTCTTGCAACCATTCATCAATAAGATCGATGTTACGACTGCGACTACGACTATATGCCTCCTTTTCATAAGCTTCAACAATCTTGAAAAAGTACTCGCAAATCCTTGGAAAGTTGAACAAAAGACCTACGAGTAACTTAATCATAATTATTCCTTTGGTTTTGCTTTGCCTACGTTAAGAGCAAGCCAGTTGATAAGTTTAAGGGCTATACCTGTGATCTTGTTGTCTGTCTTGTTTGGAGTCATCGCTGAAATCAAACTAGCAGCAGTAACGACCGCAGTAGCAATGCTAATTAGCTCTGCTTTGTTTTCAATAATGTATGTTATCATGTTCTCTTTTATATATTAGTTGATACTGAAATTCTTTTTTCTACCTCTGCACGATAGGCAGGGTCTATCTCATAACGCCTATCATTAATTGCTTCAACAACTTGTGCATTACTGTTAAAGGGTTGAATAGCTGCTCCCGAAGTGCTTCCCTTTGCAATATTCATGGACGATCCCCCATTCTCACTCAAATATCGTGCGTACATGCCCTTAACTGCCATCTTTGCAGCTTCAGTAGTGCCTGTAGAAACAATATCATCGTAACTATCTACTTCTGCTTCTGGTAAATTAGCCGAAGCCCATTGTACCATTGCATCGTAATTTTCCTGTCCACCAATAGAGTTTGTTATCGACGCAGCTTCAGCTTCCATTGTAGCTTTTTGTCCTCTTACATAGGCTTCAACAAATTCTCTAGGAATGCCATTTTGTTCGAGGGCTTTGAAGTTATCCTCTGACAGTTCTCCGTTTTCGTAGAAGGCATCACTAGCGTTTTGGATAGCCGAAGAAACATTTGCTTCACTTACTGTTTCTTCTCCTTGTTCATTACTCGGCTTCTCCTGTCTTGAGCTTTGTGCTTTTTCTAGTTCGGAGTAAGCCTTTATAAGATCTTCCTGTGATTTAAACTTACCAAGAATTAACTCCTGCTCATCACTTCCTTGTTCCTGTTGAGGAGCTTCTTCTTCTTCTTGTCCAGAAGGCTCTTGTTGTGTTGGAACTTCCTGTCCTACCTGTTCCGCTTTCTCTGCTTCTTGTTGTGCCAGTTGATCCTCCAGAGACATCTGTTCTCCCTCTACTGGTTCGTTTATTTCTACTCTTTCTACTGCCATGTTTTTTATCTCCCATTAATGTTGGTTAGTATTTTTATTCTGGTGTTTGTTCCTGTTGCTGTTGTTCAGCAAGTGATTGATCGGATGCAGCTTTGATTCCTGATGGCCCAAGTTTTTCTGCCATCTGCATCAACTGTGCTTGTTGCTGTTCCTGCATTATTTCTTCTTGAGTTTTAATTAATCCAGGAAGTTTAATACCAAGACTTGTAGCTCTACGTTTAAAGTATTCATCAATGTTAACATAAGTAGACACTGCTTGTGGGCCTACTACTTGTGCTGCTCCTGCAAGAAACGCATCAAGTTTTTGTAAATCATGTCCTCTACCGAGAGCCTCGATGCCAGTAACTATAACAGGGTTAACAAGATCCTTTGGCAACTTAGGCATGCTCTTTTGTTTTTGCATAACAGACATCAATCTGTTTACCAAAGGCAACTGAAGTTCGTTACTAAGAAGCGAATACAAACCACCAAGGGCTGACTCAAGTTCCATAGATATCATGCGAACTTCTTCTGCTGTTACTCTTTCTGCATTACGAATAGAGCTACTAGTAAGAAGAAAGCTTTGTCCAAGTCTGTCTTTGATCTGGTTAATTGTTTCCGCTGCAACTCTAAAGTCATTGAACTTGTTTAACTGAAGCGTTGAAACATCCGCTGCATTACCTTGTACTATTGCACCATTTGGAGATTCACTAAGAGTCTTAGGTCTTGTTGTTCCATTTGGGTTTATCAAGAACAATACCTTGGCTGCTGCTGCACTTCCTTCTACAATAGCTTTTGTAAGAGATTCAAGTGACTGTAGGTCACCAAGATATTCTTCTACATAACCTCTGCCATAGCTTTCTCCATCAATCCTAGAGAAGCGAAGAGGAATGTAAGGTGACTTGTCAAGAGGTAACATCCCACCAGTTTTAGGTAACAGTGTTCCGTTTATGTCCTGCTTGACAAGCCACTTATCCCCATGCTTACAAATAGCGGTATAAAGATTTACTGTGTCGTTTACTCCCTTTGATGAATTTGCAGGTTGTTGGATAACTTCTTTTATCTCATCATCCAACGACGCATAACTAAGAGTTTCTTTTGTAGCTATGTATAAAACATTTCCCATTGGGTCACGTTCTATAACAAACCTGTCTATACGAAAGACCCTCATGCCTCCTTCTTCTGGCATATATAGTAAAGCGTTTCCAGTGACGATAAGCTGTTTAAGAGCTTCGTGGACTGCGATGCGTATTCTAGTCTTAGCTAGTTCATTCATCACATTGTCCTCAACACTTCGCAAAGCAGAGTCTATCTCACTAAGAACTTCATCGGGTGTTCCTTCGTTCTTTAGTTTTTGTGTGTCTACCTGTAAACGAAAGAAAGGTGAGTTAGGAGGAAGTAAAGCAAGGAGTAACTTAGAAGCAAGGTTGTTAACGCCTCTGGCTCCTATTCCTTGGAAGGGAGTGTTTAATCTACTTGTAGCACCAAAACCCTCTTCAGTTAAAATGTAAGGTAAAGTAAGTTTAGCTGATTGTCTTCCTCGGTCTAAATAATTATGTCTGTTGCCTTCAAGCTTTGTATATAGCTGCTCGGCTGTTTGGTTTTCGTAATTCATAAAAAATTTTAATCAGGTTGTACGAGGGCTTCGGGTTCGGGAGGATACACCCAGTCACTTGGAAGCTGCTCAACCATCTGGATAAGATCGTCGCTTGTTAAGATGTCAATATCGACAGGAACAACTCGGCTATTAACAACTTCACCTGTCTCCTCGTTGATTTCATTTTCCGTTGTTGTTGGTAATACGAGTGCTGCTCTAGGGTTCTCTTCTTTACTCTCAACCTCGACTGAAAACCAGTACCTACTTCCAGTACCATTGAGCGACCAACTAAGTCCTCTCATACCTCCTGCCTGTTGGCTTCTAAGAAGTGCTTGAGCCTCGTTGTCGTATATAATGTAAAATGGATCGGTCATGATAATTTTTTCTAGAAGAGGTTGTGAAAGTCATTTATATCTTTTTCAATGGAAGTCCTATTGGCTGACTGGTCAGAATCAAAGAAGATCATCTCGGAGATAGTTCCTTTATAATTTAAACTAGAACCTGCTGAGTTATTCCAGCCCATCTGAAATGTAGTAAATGAGCTTGTTGTTCCTCCAGTTATTGAAAACAAACTAAAGTTTTGTAATCC